AGGCCAAACGATGCCGCTACAGCCGCACCCAAGAAACCTTTGTACCACTCAGGCATAGCGTTGAGTGCTTCAAAGCCCGACATTACTACAGGAACCATGCTAGGAAAGAACGCAAGAATACATGGGATTGAAAACAAAATAGTAAACCACTCGTCTTTCCATGAGTTAGCCGCGTTGTTTGCATGAATGTTTTCCCAGTTAGCGTCCTGCTGTATAGCTACCATCTTGGCTTCATGGACGGCTTTCTTCTCTTCGGACTTACGTTCAAAGTGTCCTGTAACCAACGACGCTAGTGGTCCAATCAATTGCTGTATCATTCTGTTTCCTGATCCCAAAGAGCTTCGATAGTTCCAATGCGTATTGTTAACTCGTGAACTTCTTCTTCTATCTGACGTAAGCCAATAACATCAATCTGAATGCTTTCAATCATCATGTCTTGTCTAGCGTCATCAGGTAGTGATCCAAGTTCTCCACGAGGCCATAGGATACGAAACTCAGTGTTACGTTCTATTTCCAACTGTGACTTGTCAAAAGAATGCTCAATAGTGTTAAGACGTTCTTGAATACCAAAGTAAGCCATAGTAGCAATCGACGTAGCCGCAACCATAGCAATCAGGTTACGAATAGGGATTGTTACATTTGTTGACTCGTTAATATCCATAGCTACCTAGCAAACTCTAATATAGCAACAGCAACAACTATGATTACAGAGATAGACGCAAACCCACCCTGCATCATCTTCTCCAGCCTATCAAAGCGTCTGTTATGCTCATCAAGTTGTAGCTGGATCATTTGATACCGTAAGGCACACTCAGCTTCATGCTTGTCTAAACGTGCTAATGCGTCATCTACAGAATTCATACCGACTTCCTTTTATTAGTTTACCAAGGTACGCCAGCGGCAGTAACAGGGTTCTTCTCTGCTTCAATCTTAGCCGCTATAGACGCCTCAGTTGCTTCCTGATCGACAGTCTCCCATACCCAGCCTAAGACTACCTCTTCGGTTAAGTCAGCGTAGGGGACGTAATCAGGGGCTGTAGGGTCTGGTGTGAAACCTACAGTGCCGTATGCAGAGGCAGAGAATGTTTCTTCACCTACAGTTTCAGACTCACTGACACGCCAGTGTGCTACTACTACTGCACCGTCCATGTCTGCTGGTTGTAAGTCTCGCTCAAGTGTTGCAATAGTCCATGTAGCCATTAGTTAGTCTCCGAATGCGGCTACACAAATAGCCTGTACGTTAGCGGGTTCAGACGAGTAGTCGTCGCCTGATTGAATTACATGACGGTGATACGACTGTGAAATTACAGCGCCGTCTTCGAGTACACGAGTAGCAGTCCGTACTTGAACAGAGGTAGTGGCGTTGCCGTCCTCGTCTTGTCCTGTGACGACTTCGATCTTGTCCGCTGTTACTTCTTTAGTTAGTGACATGTTGTCTCCTTAGTTAGTCCAGCCCCAGAGTCCACTGAGGCTATTTAGGGTTATACAAAGTAAGTGGCGGTTACTCTAATATCGGAAGTGCCTGTAAAATTACCATGAGTAAGTCTGTTGGTTGACGTAGCAGTTCCGTCTCGTATCTCTAGTACAGTACCTCCAGTGCCTGCTCGAATAGCAGGCGCAGAAGTTAAGCTTGCTAAAGCTATATAGTAGGTCGCAGAGCCTCCTCCCTTTTCACTACCAGCACTTACAGTAAAAGGAAGCCCGCTTATTTCTGCGTGGCCCGTACCTGATCCTAGAGTGGTTAAACGGACAGAAGCAGTAACATACACTGTGTTGCCTATTTTTGTGTAAGTGCCCTCTTGAGTAGCGTAAACATTACCTGTGCCACTACCACCAAAAGTAAGGGTAGGAGTCCACGTCCCTTCTTCGTAGTCATCCAGCTTGTTCGCAAAGCCTGTGCCGCCGATGTATACACCGTCAATTGCCGTAAAGGTGTTGGCATTGATGTTTCCGCTAAAGTGACCGTCTTTGAAGCGTCCACTGCCGTAGCCTAAGTCCATCGTGCCATTCGCTATTGCACCAGCGTTAGTGGACGGAGCAATAATTCCGTGTGAGCCGTTGTCTGTGAATATAAGCCCAGAGTGTAAAGAAGCGGAAGGACCACTAATATATACACGACTACCAGCGGTGCCAATGGAGCCGACTGTTGAGCCATTTTTGTTGAACGCCAGTATGCCACCGTCTGTAGAGGTTCTGTTGAAGTAACCAACATAGCCGGCATTAGCCGTTGCTTTATGCGAACTTGCTCCAATAACGCCGTCTTCACGGGCTACAAGCTGATTATCACTTGCGGTTCCTGTGCCGTTGCTCCACGGTGTTGTCGAGGTGCCCCCAACCAACACGTTTTGGCTCGAATCGATGCGCATGGCTTCAGTGTTGTTTGTACCGAACGCTAAAGCACGAAATGCGCTGTTGCCATAAATCATAGCCTTGTCAGCGTCATGTTCTATTTTAGTGCTGTAACCGCCATTATCGACGGACATTACTACACCGGCTGTATCCGTTGTCGAACCTACTGTAAGCAAGGCGGACGGGCTGTCATTACCAATGCCGACCCGTCCCACTGAGGAAATCCTCATGACTTCGGCGGCGGCTGTAGTAACGTCACCTCTAGTGCGGAACACCATTCCGTGTGATGATCCGAAGGTATTTTCAGAAACAACATCGATAGCACCACGGGCCAGCGTCGGAGTCGTGCCAGAGCCACCAGAAGTGTCGTCGGAGTAGAAACCAAGAGAGGCAACCGTGTCACCAGTGGTGAACGAACTATCGCGCGAGTCTGTGATACTAAGCTCGACGGCTGATCCAGCTACTTCGAGGGCAGAGCTAGGCGAGTCCGTGCCGATACCTACGTTGCCGTTTTGGTCGATACGCATGGCTTCTGTTACGTCTGTAGTTGAAGCTTTTCGTGTGCCAAAAACCAGCTCACCCATTACATTGCCCGAATAAGCCGTATACTCCGCTTGGACAGCCGCTATAGACTCGTTATAAGAGCCTCCTCCAACTCTAAAATTAACGCCTGCATAGGCGCCAAATCCCGAAGCGTCTTGATTAGTAATATCAATAGCCGCAGTTGTAGGCCCAAAAGTTGTCCCAGTGTCTGCAGTGCTGACTGTCAGCTTATCTCTGATGTTATTTGAGCGACCAATACCCAAAGACTCCGCAGACGCATCCCAGAAAAACTTCGCAGTCGTGCCAGTGTCCTCAAACAGCGCCACATCGCCATTGGCAGATATTCTTAGTCGAGTTGTTGCAAAATCGTTAGCGCCTGTAACAAAGTGAAACGAACCAGCGGCGTCAGTGGCTCTAATGTAGTTAGCGCCTGCTCGTGCAAAGTTTAACGAGCTAGTAGACGTTGGAATGGTGATGTCGCCCTGAGCAGTCTGAACAGTCAAACCATCAGCCGTCACAGTACCTGACACGTCGAGGGCTGTGGTGGGCGCTGCGTTGCCGATACCTAGTCGTTCTGTACTGGCATCCCAGACGAGCGATTGATTAGTGCCAGCCGAATTGTAAAAGCCGATGTCGCCGCCTTGGTTTACTTTAATTCGGTTTTTAGTTGTTGTTCCGGTTTGTATAAATACAGAATCATTACTGTTTAACTTTGAGGAACTCGTTTCAAAATCGAGAACGCGATAGCCGCCAATTTCTTGATAAATTCTATTATCAGCAAACTTTATAAAAGTATCGGTGTCGCCTGTGTGTATAATTCCGTCGGTATTTACAAAGCCCGTAACGTCGATGCCTGTTGAGGTGGTGGCTATTTTAGCTGATCCGTTGTGGTAAAGAGTGGCGGCACCGTCTTGCTCAAACTTAGCCATATATTCAGCAAAGCTATTGCTTGTTAATCGTATGTCAGAGCCATTTGTATCTATAGCTAGATATCCTGTACCTGCGTCTGTAATTCGACTATCGCTACCATCATGGTAAATCTGTAAGTCTGAGCCAGCACCGAAGACAGCCTTTGAGTTATCAGCAAACTCTAAATTTTCATCACTAGCGTCCCACGTAAGCTTTGCGGTAGCTCCTCCGTCTTCATAAAACTCTACGTCGCCGCCGTCTGTTATTCTTAGTCGCTTAGTGGCAGTATCGCCTGTATAAAAGTTTAAACTAGGGCGTCCGTCTGTAACGTCTTCGTTAGCTTCTATGTATGTGTAAACAGGGCCAACAGAATTTGTAATGCCCAAGCCAATTCTGTTTGCTGTAGCAGTATTGCTAGAGTTTGTATTTAAGAAATTAACATTATTTAAAACACCACTTGAAGATCCATCAATAGTCAAACCGTCAGCCGTAACAGCGCCGGTAATATTAATGTTGCCTGTGCCAAGAATATCGCTTGAAGCCAAGCTTATAGCAGTACCACCAGTAGTGTTACCGTTAGCAAGGACTTCAGCGAGTGTGTCTGACGTAGCAACCTGAGAATCTACATAGGACTTGATCGACTGTTGTGTAGCCAATGCCGTAGCACTGTTGCTAGACATGTTGTCTTGGTCAAGGATGTCAGTAACTGTGACTGCACCTGTACCTGACAGGCCGTCAAACTCTACAGTACCTGTGACTGTGACGTTGCCTGTTACTGCTGTAGTGCCTGTTATTGTTGTGTTGACGGGTATTTCTAAGGCATTAGCATCAATATCTAGAATTGTATTGCCGCTAGTGTCTTGAATTAATAAGTTATCGTTACTGCCTTTCAACCGATTAACGCTAAGAGTGTTGCTGTTAGGATTAAACATTAAACCGTTGTCGTCTACCTGAAGAACCTTGGCGCTACCGCCGTCTCCAGTTGCGTTCATAAACGGTACGTTGTAATCAGCGTCTGTATCGGATGAAACAGTTAGATCAATAGATGCGGCGGCTACGTTGGTGATGCCAGAGCCGTTACCTGTAATAGTGCCTGTAAATACGGGATTTTCTTTGTTTGACTTTGAGTTTACCGCCGTTTCAATGTTGTCAAACTCTGTACCAAATTCAGCGCCTCGAATGATTTTTCCTGAGTCGCCTGATGGCAAGGAGTCTTTTGCGGCAAAGTCGGTTGTCTTTGTGTAATTGGTCATGGCTAAGCTTCCCCTTGCCTAATTTAAATCCAGAAAAAGAAAAGGGGCCATTGCTGGCCCCGAAGGTCTATTAGGCAGGAACTGCCATAATGAAACCGGCTTCTGGACGGTATGCCTGGACTCCGTAGAGGCAGTCAGCAGTGTACAGAGTCGAGAGGTACTCTTGCTTATACTGGGTCTGTGAGCGTACAGACAGTTGCTCTGCAAGAACTACGGCGTCTTTGTGGAACAACAAAGCGGCGCGCTTACCTGAAGCGATAGTTGCACAGTTGTTAGAGACATAAACGTCTACACCGTACAAGTTACCGATAAGCCCAGATTGAACTACTTGACCACCAACAAAGTCGGTAGACACGTAACGCTCAATACCCATGATTGAGTTCCGAGTAACTGGAGGAATAACAAGGCAACGATTTTCCATCGGCACATTGTTGTCGTCCATCTTCTGAATCATGTCACGGAAAAAGCCGTCATCGAATGCAGTGTTGGCTGGAAGAGCCTGACCTGTAAACGCAGTGGTAGTACCGTTGTTGTTAAAGAAGGCCGCACTGTTTTGATAGCTAGCCGCTACTGGAGAAAGAGTCATTGTTCCATCACCAAAGCCAGTGGCTACAGCGTGAAGGTCAGTGTCAATCTTAGTAGCAAGAGCGTAACCAGCGTCTTCAGTGTAGAACTGGCGGAGGCTGTTAAGTGCTTGTACTTCTACGATGTCTTCGATAAGACGCGAGTATTCAAAGTGACGGTTAACGTCAATTGCAAGCTCACTTTCAGTGTTAGCAATAATGTTAACAGCAACATTCTCTGCCTTTACACTTGCGTCAGCACGTGTGGGCTTAGGAATATGGAGCTTGTCGCCCTTCTTGCCTGTCATTGAGAGCTTTTTTACAAGAGGAACCATCTTGAGGTTCTTCTGGTATGCGGCAATGATTTCATCACTCCAGATTTCTGGAATAAAAGTTGCCGCTTCAGTTTTGCCAGTAATACCCGTGGCGCCGGGATATGGGACAGTAGCCATGTTAATCTCCTAGATCATTTGACTCGGCCCTCTGCGTAAGCTGTCAGAATTTCATTCGACAAACTTTGGTAACGCTCGGGGTCCGTTTTCATTAGTTTAATAATGTCGGTCCTGCGATATATTTTTTTACGTGCCTTTTCAGCACTGCCTTGCGCTCTGCCTGTACTAGCCGCTTTGAGCTGTTGCTTACGCACTTGCTTTTCAACATTAGCAGTTTGCTGTGCAACTACTTTACGCTCTTTCCAGAGTGAAAATAGTTCATCAGCCGCGTCCGCATTGTACTCTTGGTCAGCTTCTACAAACAATTGAGTCCTAATCTTTGATGCTTTAATCCACTCTGCAAACTTATTGTCAGCAAGTATCGTCTGCATGTCTGGGTGTTTATTACCTAGACTGGCTAACGCCGCTTGCTTCTTGTAGTCCGCAGTGTATCTCTCTGCTTCTCTGATTTTAGGATGGTTATCAATTGCGCGATTAACAGCTCCTTGAGGGTCCGTAAAATAATCAATATCGCTTTCAGGCTCAACATTGTGCTGTTGAGGTGCTTGCGATTGCGGTTGAGTAGTTATGTACTCGTCCACTACCTTACGAAGCTCACCAACCTCGTTAGAGTGCCGACTCATCACCTGTTCTACTTCTTGGTGCATCTGAACAACTTCTTTCAGAGATTTACCACGGTACTTCTCTGGAATTTCGCTATCAGTGTCTTGCTCTACTAGGGCTTGAGATTGTTCAACTTGAAGAGTTTCCTCTTTCTGCTGGGTCTCTTCGGCTTCGGTTACAACGCTGTCCACATTGCCCTCTTCTTCGAGGTATGGATCAACCATTGTTGCTCTAGACATATTAAACTCCGTGAACTAAGTCATTGTGGAGATTTAGATTTCCTGCCTGCTTTTTCGTGTTCTCGTACCCACTTTATGTGGCGACCCGGAAAGTCTCCACTAGATCCGTCAAGTACGCACTTAGGAGCTGACAGCATTTTAGTAGCATTAGCGCCACAACCGCACCTACTGGTTGTGACCCCGTTGCTTACCATTTCTTCAAATACATGTCCGTTAGTACAACGGAAGTCATATATCTTATACATCTTCCAATTCTTGATCTTCCGCTTCGGCTTGCTCTCGCGCCGCTGTAATCGTTGATTCTAAATTGATTACCGTCGCAAATGCAGATACTTGGCCTTTACGGAAGAACAAATCCTCCTCGTTTTTAACCGTCTGAATATCAGCCAATTGCTTGGCATTATTAGACAGCTCTTCCATGAGTTGCTTAAAACCGGAATGGTTAAACAGCTCATTATAATTGTTAAAGTACTCCTCAAGTTCTGGCGTCATTCCTTTCTCCTTTGTTGATACTGTGCGTTTTAACACGGTTTTAAATAAATGTCAGGCTTTTCTGGTTGGTTTTTTTGCGGTCTTAGCCGCCTGCTTAAAAGCCTTATTTGTAGGTGCGCCTTTTGCACCAGGCTTTCTCATTGTTTCACCAGAACCTTTTGCAATACGATTTCGTTTGGCTCGTATGTTAGCGTAAAGACCTTTTTTAGGCTTCATTGGCTACTCCTTAATAACCGTATGGCTTTTTAACTTTCTTTTTCTTTTTACCGGGCATAGCACTCTCCTTACTTTTTGTGGACTTTTTGAACTGCAAAATCCGCTGACTTAGATGCGCCTTTGTGAGGCTTATAGCCACCAGCAGGATCTTTCATTAGCTTGTAGTTACTACCTTTCTTCATCCAGTGATGACCGTCCGGTGCTTTAACTTTCATAGATTGTCACCATTTAACTTTATTGGCCCAATATGCCGCAGAACATTTACCTTTTGCAATATTTTTAGCATGGCGAGCCTTAAAAGATTTTCGCTTTGCTTTCATCTTTTCTGACTCTCCTTCTTTTGGCTTTCCTGCGGTACTAGCCCCTTGCTCGCCAAACCGAATAGTCTTTACTTTGCCATCATCACACTTAACTACAACTACATGAGATTTGGTGGGGTGGCTAGGCGTTCGTTTTGGCTTGCTGAATCCGCTTACTCCCGCCCGAGCCACGCTTGGGTGTTTCTTTGCCATTAGACAACTCCTCTACCTTGGCCTCCAGCTCCGTTATTCGCTGGAATGTTCCCTGGAACTCCTGGTTGACTCGCTGGAGCAGGGCTTTTAGTTCGTAATCCGTCAGCATTACGCTTTCCCTCTATTTGCTTTTCTTTAAGGAGAGTGTCAGCAACTTTCATGCGTCGCTCGAACTCTTTGTCCTCTTGATCGCCTTCACGCAAGTTTCTAGTAACTGCGTTAATCTTGTCAATCTCTAGCTCTTGCGGAACAACTGCCGCTTCAGCCGCGAGCTTCTGCGCTCTAGCCGCAGATTCCTGTGCTTGTGCAGACAGGGCCGCAGTTTGTGACTGCTGGAATTGCATTTGCAATTGTTGTGCCTGCTGTTGCATCTGCTGGGCTTGTGGATTTGGTTGCATTGACTGATTCATTGCCGCTAGCAACTCTTCGCGATTAGACAGGTTCATATTGTCTACAATCGACTGAATGAGCGTTGCATACATTGGGGAGTCTTGACCCATAGTCTGAAGCAACTGAACTAGCTGAGTAACCTCGTACTCTCTAGCGATAATGCCCAGAGTACTACTAGCGTTGAATTTGTAATCAGCAACAGGGTAACTTTCGGGATCAAACTGCATATACCTATAAGCGGCTTTCTTAACGAATGGTATCAAGAAAGACTGCTGAAAGTTAATTAGTGTGCGTTTGTGGCGTTTAATGACTGCGCCGAGGGACATACTAATACCGGCGGCAGTGGACTCGCCGTTAACTTGACCGGCAATACCCGCAGAATCTACTGCACCCGTTGCCTGCTGTACCATCTGCTGTAACGCACCGGCCTGTGCAAAGGTAATCTGATTAACCTGACCAAAGTTAAACGGCTGAAGAACCTCTCTAGGATCTCCATTAGTTAAAATCATTTTTCCGGGGCGTATTTCTGGCTTAGCGCCTCTAGGAAGGCGAGTTGCATCAATCGCCATCATCGGATGGATTGTCAGGCTTAACGCATCAATCCTTGCTCGAAGCTCGGTGTCCAATGCTTTCTGGCTGTTGTAGCCTTTCTCACAGACGCCACGACCCCAGAAGCGACCAGGCACTACATCCCATGGGAATGCAACGACAGGACGGTCATTCATCATGTAGGGATTGGCCTCTGCTTTAAGCAAGATTCCGCCATTCGCAATAACGATTACGGCCTCTATGTATTTGCCGTCCTCTTCCGTTTCCTGCTCGCCATCATCATCCATTGCTGAGTTAAGCAGGTCTCTAGGAACAAGACCATAGTATTTAGTAAGCCGCACTTTGTCGTCGTTATAAATTGTAATGTCTTGATCGGGCTCAAGCTCGGTATCAGGAGCGGCGCTACCTACATACGTATCACGATAAACACCCTGCTCTTGCAGTAACTCTACTTGGTGACGACTAACAAATTCGTCAATACAAACACCCAGAGCTTCATTTACGTCTGTAGCTACTGGGTCAATTAAGAAGTTCTGCGGCATAACAGGGCGCAGTTTTACTTTTACTCGATCAGTTACGCTGACGCCGACCGCCTGAAGATCGCCATCCATAATGGGCTGGGTTGCAGGAGCCATCTCCTTCATCTCTTCAATGACAATCTCGCCGATGCCCGTACCAAACACTGCGGCGTTAATCAGGCATTCTGCAACGGCCTTACGTACCATGCAGTCTTCAAAGTCTTCGGTAAGCTTGTTCCTTAAGAACATCACATCTTCTTTCGAGGTGTCGCCCATGTTGTCAGAAACGTCAAACCACTTACCTCTGCCAAATGTCGCCTCTTCTAGCTCTGCAACATTAGATTCGACAGCTTGTTGAAGGGCGGGAGAGATAATTCGACTTCGCTCAGATTTGCGCTCACTGTCAGAAGGGTCCCAAATTCCGCGCCACAGCCGATAATACTCTTCAAATCTATCTTCATAGTTTGATTCGTAATGATCGCGCCAATCCTCGCACTTATCCATAACCCAGTTTTCTACGGACTCTTCAATCATAAGTGGATCTTGTTCATATAGTTCAGTCATGTCAGTATCCCGCTACCACGTCTAGTATTTCGTGGTCTTCAATTTCGTATTCGTAGTCATAAGCGACTTTCGCAAGCTGGTCAATATAAGCTAAAGCGTCCACCAAGTCATCGTGTGTCAAAGGATCAGGGAATTGGAACAGTTGGTCAAGGAATCTTATGTTCCATTCTGCCTTCCTCAGCGTAATGTACCCGTTTTCAAATCTACCTTGAAGCGCCCACATTACCCGATCTGTTTTTTTGCGGTTGCCGTGGGTTAGTTCTTCTATCCTAAAAAACGTGCCGTGTTTTTTCTGGAGGTCAATAAGTGGCGACATTACTGCCTGCTTGGCTATTCCTCTTTCGATGCCCACACTAATAGGCTTGTAGTCTCTTACGGCTTGAAAGATTTTCATGGCCGTTTCATTGAGTTCCCATCGTCCGTGGATGATGTTTTCCACAAACCAGCCATGCTCATTGACCTTTACAACAGTAATCGCCGTCTCATCGAGCTTAGTGTTTTTCGTGCGCTTTTTATTAACTTCTTCAAATCCCGCCAAATCAATCGCGATGTAGTAATCACCCTCACTCGGGCCTTCTTCCGCGACTTGTACCCAATCTTCCTTAAACATTTCAGAGCCACGAGCTTCAAACGACGCCATAAATTCCTGACGAAACGCATAAGACGACATAGAGCGTTTAGCAATATCAATTTCGTCTTTGTCCAGTAGTGGATTGTCATAAGAAGTAAAGTGCCAAGCTTTGTACGTCGGATCATCATCTAACTCCGCATATTTATACAGTTCATAAAAATGGTTCCTCCCCATCGGCGTACCAATAAACATGGCACAGCCCTTTTGGTCGGCCAAGGCTGGTCTTAGGATCTGTTCAAATACGTCAGGCTTCATGTCTGCGTACTCATCTAGCACTAAAAACTTGAGGCTGACACCTCGCATTGTCTCTGGCCTATCCGCCCCTTTGAGGCTGATGGTTGCTCCGTTGACCAACTTGATTTGCAGATTATTAATGTGACTACCAGCAATAACAGGATGTCCCAACTCCATAAGCGTCTGCCACATGATGTCTCTGGCTTGTCCCTGAGTAGGTGCGACGTAAAATACATGGCCTCTGTCTGCCTGAAGTGCGTTAACTATCAACATCCACGCGGCAAGGCGGGACTTACCTGTCCGCCGTCCTGCCGCAACTATCTTAAACCGTGTTTCATCTGCCCAAACGTCTTGTTGCCAGGGCAATAACTCAATCTCAAGATCCATTAAAGTGACACCGCATTAAGAATAGGTCCACATAACTGGAGTAGTGTCCCTAGTATCTACGTGAATAAAGGTTCTTGCTACGCCAATACCGCTAAATCCCATTTTTAACGCGTTATGTACGATATTCATGCGCTCTGTGCCGCTAGATACCGCAATATCCGCGGCAATACCCTGATTATGGGTGCCTGGAATTTTTTTTCTGGCCTCATTGGGGTGGGTTTCGTCCCTGTACCCCGAGCTAATAGTAAAAGGAAAGCCGCATTCTTCCCGCAAGGCGTCTAACTTCTCCAAAAACGCAGGGTCCATCTCGTTCTTGTTAGTGTGAGTGCAGTTAAACTCCGTAATATCAAAGTATTTCACCGTTGTCCCCGTCTATTACCGTAGGTTGGATAGTAGAGGCATCAAACTCTTTGACCTCTGTGTTACCAACGCCTGTTATGTTGATCTGAATAGCAGATTTGCCGCTGTTTTGCACGACATCTTTCTCAAATGCCGCTACTGGGAGTATTCGGTCCATGACTAACTTCCATGCCGCGGCCTGATTCTTGTGGTCATGGTCTAAAGCCGCATCAAAGATAGTGTCTAATACCCTTTTGGACTTAGGAGAGGCCAGCATACGAGCCTTATACTCGTTAATGATAGTAGCATCACCCTTTGGTCTGCCTACTGACTTCCTTCCGCCGGGGGAGTTAGCGGCTATATCCTTCTTGGAAGGACGACCTGACTCCTGTTTGCGTTGCTTTATCTCTTTCTTTCTTCGCTGAACGTATGATTCTTCCATAAATTAAAGAAGGCTTATTCGCCCTCCTACCCTCCCTATCCTATATATATCTATTTGGTTAAACAATACTCTTAACCTCTTTTTTTTCTAGAATGCCCAGAATGCCCCTGATGCCCATAGATTAGGGGGCGGGTTAACCATACCTTATAACTTAATGGAATTAAAACCCCTGGCATATATCTAAAAGAAACAGACACTTAACGTAAACTCAAAATACCCTTTTATTGTATCTGGGTGGGAACTACATATACACGGTCCGCAAGTTACCCCCCCCGGTACCTGTTTGACTCTGTGGTTTGACGAATGATTCCGGTTGATCTGCATGATGAGCGGTCGAGTGTGAATGTCCACGCGGGAGCCACAGAGGACACACACACGGATAACATCAGCATATGAATAGAATCCCAATGACAGAGCAAGTGCGCTCCTTAGCCAAAAGTTCCTATTTGTCATTACCGCCTTCGGAAAGAGTATCACCCGCGGAATATCCACAAGGGCCGCGAGAATAACGGTTTCCACGCTACGCGCGGACCCTCCGCGATTCACTCGGAAGTCCCCCTTGCAGAGATTCCTTTCCCGGGTGATCCACTGTCCTTGTCGGAAACGACAGGAACTTTCAACTAAGGAGAAATACTATGTCATTAGAACTCAATCCAAATTCAGGTTTAGCATTCCGCAATGATCGTGGTCTTGAGCGATCCGACAAAGCTCCACAGTTCAAGGGCGAGATCCTCTTCGAGGGCAAGCGCATTGAAGTAGCAATCTGGGAGCGCAAGACGAAATCAGGTAAGACGATGCTTAGCATGAAGGTTGATGACAAGCATGCGGCTGAGATCGAGCGAACAGAGCGACGCCTCGATTACCTTCACAATGTTGCCAACGCTGGCAAGTAACCGATGGGGCTTCGGCCCCTTTTATTTATTAACAATGAGGAGTAGTGCAATGGAAGAGTTTTCTATATTGGTTTTGTTTGTAGTGCTTATATGCGTTAGCGCAGTTTGTTTAATAGTGATGATGATAGCGGCGCTTAACTTACAGCCTATGGTGGCTTTGTTAAGTGGCATGGTTGGCATCGCAACAATGGTAGCAGTTTGTTATTTAGGAGATGAGTTATGAGTAATTTAGTAAAAGCTTTAGAAGAAGTTATACAGGAGTGTGGCTTGCTGATGGCAACGCTCGATGATTCAACCAAGGCGGCATACAATGACTCTGCTACCAAAATCGGTGGGACTGTCTTTGTTAGGCTAAACCTTGTTTGGACTGCGCTATCCGATGCAAAGCGTATTGCCGAAGAGTTACACCTAGAAGTAGCTCAGCGAGTTTATTGCGTTGAGGTAAACACTCATGTTGAGCAGACAATCAAAGTGCTGGCAAGAACTGAGGAGGATGCGATAAGCCTCGCTTTAGAAACGGCTGAAGGTTATATCGAATCAACGCTTGGCGAGAAGCATGATGTCAATCTATGGAGTGAGGGCTATTCGTACGGCGATGAGTCACCATTAGACGACGATGCCGATGTCGAGTTTGATTACAGCGGTCATGATGACGGTCCCGAAGACAATCTTCATTACATTAATGAGCGGTAAAAGCTGTCGCAATTGTCTCATTCAATCAATAACTTTTGATAACTTTGCATAAGTTTGATAAAGTTTACTCATCGGCTGGGGACACAGCCACTAACCAAGGGAGATAAACATGGAAGTAATCAAAATCACACATAGCTACCAAGGCGAAACCACTGTCAAGGTGGCGCGTGAGACTGCAAAGGCAGTTTTACTTGCTGGTAACGCAAGCGAGGCTTGGTTTCCTAAAAAGGCAATTAGCGATGATAACTGTGTCGCGGATTGGTTTTCGCTCAGTATTGAGCATTGTTTTTTGTGGCAAGCGCCATACACAGATGCCGCATAAGCGGCCTTTAACAAAAACTGTTCGGGGCTCAACACCCCGGACTTTATCAACCAACGGAGTACAACCTATGAACTATGATCGAATCCTTGACCTCGTATCGTCTGCGATGAAAGACGAGACAACGTGGCGTAAGACATGGCAGTCACAATCTGGCTTACATCAAAACTGGATTAGCAAAAAGCCATACAACGGCACGAACCAGCTGATGACTATGATCTCAGCTCACATCTCAGGCTACACAAAACCCTACTGGCTTACCTACAAGCAAGTTGTTGAGCTTGGGGGCACAGTCAAAGGGCAGAAAGCCACGCCTGCAATCTTCTTTGGATCTGCTAAAGACAAGAACCACGAAGACAAAACCTACAAGTTTGCAAAGCTGTATAACATCTTCAACATCGAGCAGACTGGCATTGAGTTACCTGAGATAGAAACCAGAGTCACAAAGCTTGAGCGCCCTTACGAGATAGCCCAAGCATTGAATGTCGAAGTCGAATCTAATCCAGCCCATGGCCCTAGCTATAGTCCGTCGCGTGACTTGATACGGATGCCAATGCCTGGGCAATTCGAGTCTGACGATGCACATCAATCTACCTTTTACCATGAATGCATTCACTCCACTGGTCACAAGTCTAGGCTTGACCGTGATCTTGCCGGCTCATTTGGCAGTGAAGACTATGCAAAGGAAGAGCTAGTAGCAGAGCTTGGATCTATCTTCTTATGCGCACAGCTTGGTGTGACGTATGACATTGCTCAACACGCGAGCTACCTTTCCTCATGGGAGAAGGCAATCAAGTCAGATCCTAAATACCTACTTAAAGCCGCGACGTCAGCAAGAAAGGCAAGCGAGTATTGCATGTCGCAGTTCACCATGATGCGGAAATATGAAGCCGCATAACGTCAGGATTCCGCACCCCGGCTTTTGCGGGGGCTGCGGAAATCCCTCCTCACCAACAAAGGAAATAAACAATGATGCCTTATCCGTTTGATTGCCCAATGTGTGACGGGCGTTACTGGGAAGAAGATTCGATTACTTATGATGATGAGTATGACGATCACATCTGTCATCACTGCTCTGATGAGTTGCAAGCAGAGCGCAAAGAAATTGCTAACGCAGAAAAAGGAGATATGTAATGAGCTTAACCAAAGAGTACGTAAGTAAAGCATGCCCTGAATTGTTAGATTCAGAAGTAAAGATCCTGATCGATAACCTGCTTGACTTGTATGACCCAAGCGAAATCTACCCGCAAGTAGTCAGGGTGACAGCAAAGAGTTTATTTCCGTACGTTATTACGACGGAACATGTTGTGGCTTATCTCGACGGGCGTGATCGAATCGTTAACGCTATCGAGTTCTTGAAAGCCGCACACAACCAGCTCGACAAGATCCCCAAGCTGTCCGATAACTGCGGCACCTTGATGATCGAAATTAATTCGTGTGTCCACTATCTAACCGATGAGCTCCGGGAGCTGGAGGCAGATAGTGCAGAAAGCCAATGACCGATACTACCCGGAGACCTTACTCCGGGTTTACTTTAATTACTGCGCCGCCAATGATGTGCGTCCGACGTTCGAGGACATGGACGATTTTATTGGCGAGATCCTTGGCAACAAACAGGTCAATGGCATACCTTCATACAGAACAATTGATGAGGTGTTTAACAATGAATAACAAAATTTATATCAAGGTCGAGGCTATCGTACCCGATGATGCAAATGAATTTGAAGGCGCAGACATTGACGACTTTGATCGGGTTAACTGTGTAGCCAAACTTTTTGTAGATCCCGAAGAAATCGACGCTGAATACATTGTGTTTAATTCAAGCGACAGCCATGAGTTCTGGGGCCAGGTATTTGATGAGCCGACCGACGTGCTGATGAATACCAGCTGTATGTGGCATGGAAGAAATATCATTAACGCAGAGGATGTCTGCTGGGCACTTGAGGAGACGTTAGGATGAAAGAGTTACCACTTGATTCGCTGGAAGATTCAATGCGCCAGTTAAGAGAGATGACCGGCGCAATGAAGGCGGTCCCGACGATGACTAGCAACGTGTGCGATTGGCACATGAATGACTACATCGACATGATTAAAGCCGATTACCGGCGAGGCTGGGAGGATGCGCTGGACGGAAGATCAAACCTTAACGCGTCCATTCATTACAGTTATGGATACGATGACTGTAAAGAGTGGAGGCTCAGCTATGACTGAGTTGTGGCAGTGCGTTGCTTGCCAGCAGTGGATGGAATCTGGGTTCTTAGATGACGATCAGGTCTGCATTGATTGTGATGAGCTGGAGAACGACAGCAATCCAGATGAGAAACAAGAGTGGCAGGAGTTCGAGCCTTACTGTTAGACTGCCCAAGTCCAAGGCGACCTCTGTACTCCTCGCCTGTTGAGCCGGTTGACAGCGCCCCGGTGGGCAAAATCGCTGTTCCTACCTGAAGTGGCACGATGCTTGCAAAGTGTTGGCACTTGACATACTCCCTTGCTATGACACCCTGTCCAACTATCAACCACCAGCGGCTGGCCCGCTCAGGAGTAGGCTATGACTACTAAGCCCGAAGAGGCACTGATAAAAATTCGTACGGAAAAAGATACGCCCATAGAACTTTGTTAGGGGGAAGCCGTGAGCTTACTTGATTACTGTATAACTGAACATCAACGCAAAGTTATTACTCTGCACGAAGAAGGGCTAGGCTATCAAAAGATCGGCGAAAGGCTCGGCATTGGCAAATACTCTGCCAGAGACATTGTAAAAAATGTAAAGGGCAAGGCCGCATCAAGAGGTCACTCTCCGGATCACGATATGACTCACACTGTCCCTGTAGGATTTAATGTTAGGGGCGTCTCCACTTATTACAACGATGAAGGTAAGCCAGTAGGCCAATGGGTCAAGTCGGCCAGCGACAAAGAAGTTCAGTTCCAAATGATGATCGAGCGAATTGAGTTAGCGTGCGAAGGCATTAAACCTTGGAAGCCAGTCAAAAAACCAAAGGTCACAGAGGACGATCTGCTGTCATTGTTAGTTATTACCGACTTTCACCTAGGCTCTTATTGCTGGGGTCAGGAGACTAGCGAGGACTATGACACTAACATGGCGCGGGATTTGTTCTTGTCTAGCGTTGCAGAAATGATCGACAGCACCCCAAAAAGCAAGATCGGAATGCTTTGCAATCTCGGTGATTTTCTTCATTGGGATGGCCTTGAGCAACTCACTCCGTCGGGCAAAAATCTTTTAGAAGGCGACTCAAGATACTCCCGCATCGTAGATATAGCTATGACAGTTATGGATGAGGCTGTCCGAATGATGCTAAAGAAGTACGAGAAGGTGGTCTTTGTATGTGCTGAGGGCAATCACGACATTGCTGGCTCTATCTGGCTACGAAAGTTTATCCGCAAACTGTATGCAAACGAGCCAAGGCTTGAGGTCATCGACAACGACTTCCCTTATTACGCCTATCGACATGGAGAGACCATGCTTTGCTTTCATCACGGGCATAAGGCAAAGATGGGAAGTTTGCCAAAGGTATTTGCTAGCGAGCCACGGTTCCGAGAAGACTGGGGCAAGTCTAAGATCGCTTATATCCATTCGGGTCATTACCACCATGAAAAAGTATTAGAAGACGCAGGGGCCATCACAGAACAGCACCCCACGCTTGCTTCCCGAGACTCATACGCCACTCGGCTGGGGCTTATGTCCCACAGAGGCGCAAAGGTAATCACGTATGACAACGAGGACGGCGAAGTAAGTCGCATCACAATAAGGCCAAGAGCCTAAGTCGGCTGGACTTCTTCAGATAAAGCACCCTCGATGGCGGCCCTTGTAGTAAAGGGCTTGCCTTTGGCGTCAGTGAAATACTTAATCCCCTGAGCATCCAACACCTTGATTAACTTCGGTGAAGTATAGGCTTTAAAGATGTGGAACAAGTCACGGTAGTACAGGTATTCAGTTTGGTCGGTCATTCAGTTCTCCTAAAAAAGCCCCGCCCGAAAGCGGGGAAGTTCCTCACCAAGGAATATCGTCATTCGGCACAGGCTTTTGAGCTGGCTGTCGAGCTGGCTGGTCAGTGCTAGGCTTCCACATGTTGCGCTCTGCATACCACTTGCCAGACCTACCCTCTTTAACTTCAATGTTTATCCATTCAATGCTGGGGTCAGCTTTCTTTTGAGCGCCAACCCAAGCGGCAAAGTCATCCAGCTTTAGCGACAGCTTTAGCTTTACAAAATCAGGCGCGCCATCATCAGGTTGCTTGGCCATCATCCCGTCTACAAAAACTTTATCATCCATTACTTACTCCTTTTAGTTTTCCTTTTGATTGCTAAGCAAGTGATACATTGCGTAACGCTTGCCATCTTTGGTTTTGATTTCCGTATGTATGCTGTAACCACTCATGCGAAGCTCATTGATTCGCGCCGCTAAACGAAAACAACCGTAGTTATTTAGAGCATCTATAGCTGTTATTGGCTTGCTTTCTAGGTGGTCAAGAATTTGCATTGTGTGACTCATGCATTTTCTCCCATTACTTTTCTTGCGGCGTTGAACTCATCGGATTTGAGTGCGGCACGTTCAGCCGTAGTAAATGCCCCACCCTTTGAAGGAGCCAGCCATAAGGCCGCCTTGTCTTCATTTGAAATCTCAGCCCACGCCTCAGCCACAGCCTCCCACGACTTTAACTCGATGTGTTCTTTGATGAAGTAAATAGAAGCGGAGTTGTTTCTCCACGTTTCATTGTGTGCAATGAGCCTATTGATTTCTTCAGTAGCAGGCTGGCTGTTCTGCTGAGTAATTGCATTAGCCACCTCGTCGGCTGATGCTATCTCCGACCCGCCCATTCCAAAGAATGCTAAGGCCCTTCCTACTGCGCTAGTCTCTGCGTTCTCAAGGGCTGAAGTTCGATTGATCTTACTGGCCGACCTTACTTCTTCTGCATAGCCGGTAGAGATGATCTGACCTGCGGCGGCTATCGTTGCCTTGACAATAACCAAGGTATCGTTAGCTTCAACAAGCTCAGTTTGAATAGTAAAGTCAGAGTGTTTCTCTCTAAACTCCTGAACACGCAAGGCTACAGTCTTATATTCCTTGCCGTGAATCTTTACAGTGCCTGACATAACGCTCTCCTTTTTTGATTGAGCTGACAGTCTATAAAACTTTCACAAACTTTGCAAACCTTTTAATAAGTTTGTTGACACAACTGCCAAAGTCATTCAGAGTTAAGGGCTTTCACCACAACAAATAAGGGGACAAAAATGCAAGACGACTGGGCAGACTACTGCGAGTCAGTAGGACAGAAACCCGCTTTTGTAATCAAAGAAGAACTCATCAACGAAGCCTTTCCGGGAAACCCGTATTACACAAAACAGAATGGATCGTCGTCACTCTCAAGGCTCATGGGCGTAGCAGTTAACAGCCGCATAGAAGAGCTTGAGGAGCGCCTGGCGCAAGAGCGAGACGTTATCCCCGGCATGATTACCACTGGAACCGTAACGCTCGTATACGCCCCGTCAGGAGCTGGGAAGACCGTATGGATTTTAGGCAATCTATTCCAGAGTATTCGGAATAACCTGATAAAAGGCTCTAACGTAATCTACTTTAACGAAGATGACGGAGCCAAAGGGGTGCTTCAGAAGGCCAAGATGGGCAACCGACATGGCATTACAATGGTCACTTTAGCTAACTCACCAGACCCATCGCTTCGTACGACAACCGACGCCCTTCATCTGCTCAACGCGATCAGAGAAGAAGGCGAGGCTAACGGTAAGATTGTTATCTGCGACACCCTAAAGAAGTTTGCGCCAGTCCTGAACAAGGGCGACATGCGCGAAGTGCTTCACGTTTTTCGTGAGTTTGCGGCGGCAGGCGGCACCGTAATCCTGCTAGGTCACTGCAATAAGCACCGAAGCATGGACGGTCGCTTGATCTATGAAGGCGTGGGCGATCTAAAGGCTGACGTTGACAATATGTTTGGCCTTGACCCGCTTAACGACAAGTTTTCTTTTTACCAAGAGCTATTAGTAATCAATGAAAAAGATCGTAGTCAAATTAGTTTTGAGGGTGGCTTTAAATACAAGCAGACCAGTGCGACAGTAGGCTACGAAGAGTCAGTAGACTCCGTTCAGTTTATGAGTGGCGATGACATCAGCGAACTCAAAGACAAGCAGAAGTCTCAGATCAATATTGGCAAAGCAATAAGTCGATATGAAGATGAGTATGTATTGTTGAGTAGTGTTATGACAGAAGGCAGGCTCTACGCTCAAACGGAATTGTTTGACCTGCTACGCGATGACGACATAAATCCAAACGGATGCACCAAGAAAACACTGCGCAACTGCATTGATTTACTCAAGGGAAACAACTTAAAGCTAGAACGCAAAGGCACACACGGCAAGAAATACTATCGCTGGATGCCAATGTAATGCCCAGAATGCCCAGAATGCCCACAATGCCTTCAATGCCCATGGTTTAGGGGGCCCCTTAGCAGAGCAAAATGACCAACCCGCCCCCTTTTTCTGGGGCATAAGGGGCAAACGGGGCAAACTGGGCAAACTGGGCAAACTGAATAGGAGTACTTATGGATTCATCACACCGCTGGCTTGTCGATACCAAAGACAAGATGAACTTCTTTATCGCTTTCATCACCACACAGTTTGATGACGGCAAGAAAATCCTATATACAATCAAGGACACCACAAGGAGTGACAGACAAAACAACGCTATGCACTTGTGGTTTAGACAGATAGCTGAGGAGCTGAATGACGCAGGGTACTGGGTAAGGCACCCCTTCAGCGACAAGCTAGAGATACCGTTCACTGAGATACTAGTTAAGGAGACGCTCTACAAGCCCATTATAAAGGCCATGTACGACAAGAACTCCACAGGCAGGCTAACCCCGCAGGAGCTGTCTAACGCCGCTGAGGTGCTAGTCAGGTGGCTCTCAGAGAACAAGAAGGTATATGTACCGTTCCCTCAACAACTAAAGGATCAACTAAAGTGAATAAAACCTCTCGGAGTACAGTCTACGATGGCGAAGTTACGTGGCAAAGAATTGCTGATGAAGTAGGATTATCACGGCAAGGCGCTAAGCACGTTTACAATACCGCCATCCTCAAGCTACAAAAAAATAAACAACTACAGCAGTATTGGGTTGATCTAATCATAGAAGGGAGAGCAACTAGGTGAGATTAAAAAGAACAGCGGCAGATCATTGGTTCAGCAGGTGTGTCCGCATGAGAAACGACTTTAAGTGTCAAGGCTGTGGCGCGCAGTACGAGTCAAACAGCACCGGCCTTCACTGCTCTCACTACTTTAGCCGCGCTAAGAAGGGCATACGGTACGACGGAATGAACGCCTTTGCTCACTGCTACGGCTGTCACCAGAAGTACGGCAGTAACCCTGACTACTTTGTGCGTCATTATATTGACACCTACGGCGAAGGCTCACTTGAGTTAGTTAGGGAAAAGGCTGAGGACATCACGCTAGGCAAGCGCATGAACAAAGAGCAGAAAGAGATAGCCAAGCACTACAAGGAAGAAGCCGCCCGTATGGAGAATGACAGGGCGGCAGGAGTAGTAGGCTGGCTAGAGTTTGTTAGTTGGGATTAAGATTTTTCTTACGAAGGATTTCGTCTGTCACACTCTTTAATTGAGTATCTCCAGTTGCTTCGGCTAGATTGGAAAACATTCCGGCAACTTGCTTTCCTGCTGGAAAAATCTCTGTAAGCAAAGCCTGTGGCGGTCTCTCCTGATCTATCACCTCAGTTGTAGTTCCAATAATGTCTCTTGCTCTAGCCGTAGCTAATGGCTCCATCCCAAGAATTAATGTGGGTAATATACCGTTCTGTTTTATTTGACCAAACTGATAGTCGTTAAGGCCCAGTGTATTTGCTGTTAGCAAGCTTGCCCAGGCATCGCCATAGCCTCGGAGCAAGCCGCCAGCACTAACCTCTCCGTCTCCAAATACAAACTGTCGACCCTCATTAATTACGGCATATCCCCCTGCTCCATACAAAGCGTAACGAGCAAGAAACTCTTTGGCTTTTTCTGGCTTGCCAGCCTTGATGTTTCCAACCACCTCTCGCAAAGCAAGTGCCTGCTGTTTAACTACAAAGCCACGCAACGCCCACAGGGGCCGAAGGTTAGGGTTTCTAGCCCATGCCGCAGGACGACCAGCCGAACTAATTAACTGCTGTTGCCCAAGCCCAGCAAACATCAGCTCTTCTGCAAGCTTGCCACCTTTCCCTGTATATTTAGAGTGGTCTGCACCGTGACGTTTAAACTGATCGGCAATAAGCTCTAGTTCTTTTTTGTTAAAGTAAAATCCCCAGTTATCTGCAAGGCGACCAGCACCAGCATCATCAACCGCGCTACTAAGTATGCCGCGCAATACGCCTTTTTTACCAACCTGATCCATAGCGGCAAAGCCAGATCCTTTCATTAAAAGATCAGTTCCTTTACGCACACTACCAGCAAGAGACTTTAAAAATCCCTGAGTGCCATCACGCATTTCATCGTTAAGCACATTAGTAAATTCGCCCATTACTTGGTTATCAAGTCCCGCCTTTTTAAGATCGATATCTGGGATTTTCTTAAATGGACTTAGTGCCTTGAATCCTTCAAGGGCGGCACGACCGCCATACTTAGCGCCAAGCAAGGGAATGTCTGCAATGTTAAGTACGGCAGACAAAGGACCTGCAAGAGTGGTTGCATAAGCGGTAGAGTTTGCCGCCTGTATTAGGGGGTGTGGTGCGCTGTTGGCTCCGACAATAGAGTCTGTAATTTTCTTAACAGCATAATCAGCACCGTCGTTGCTAATGCCCCGCTTTAAAAGGGTGTTGAAAAATGAGTCCATAAACTCTGTAGGTGTAATGCCAATAGCATCTAATTGCTTGTCATTAACAACCTCGCCAGCGCTTGCCCTTTCCCTTTGGGACCGAACAACTTCTTTTTTAATCTTTAGCGTATCCTTTATATCTACGCCAAATATGCGCTGTACTTGCCCAAATTTTTCCATCTGAAAAATGCGTTGCATATCAGATACAAGAGGATTGTCGTAGTCACTTACAATTGGAGTCTTGCCTTCTTCTTCAAGATAAGAGCCGCGGTTTCTTGCTTCGCGGCCTCTGTCAGTAAAAACAATTTCTTCAACATCCCTATCTGACGTTCCTTTGTCTTTAAGTTTTTTAGTAAACGCATTGTTTCTAGTGTGAAGGTAGGTTGGAAACTGAAAGATACTGCCAAATACTTTCTGGTTTAGCTCTTCGTTTTTTCGTGCGCTATACCGAAGATACTTTTCTAGCGCGCTAAGGTTTTCTTCGCTCATGTGCTTAGCAAAATCTTTCTTTAAAAAAGATATAGCATCATCAATCTTGCCTAAACGCCCCGCACCATAATCTAAAAGCGCCCCTTTAATTCTTTCGTTCTCGTTGATAATTCGCATAACAGGGATTAATTGCTCTGCAAATTCTCCAACATCTTTATTAATCTGACGAAGAGCTGTTTCATCTGCACGTTGAAATCGCAAGCCTACTTGCGGCATGCGCCGGGCAATGTCATCTGATACGCCAGTAACCTTGTCGTCGTAGAACTTTCTTATTGCAGTCTTTGCGCTATCCCAAAACTCACCAACAGTTTGAGCCTCACTTAATGGCTTGCGTGTGTATTCTGGAATATCAACTTCGATAAATTTTTCTTCTTCAAGCGCGCGTTGAATAGCAATGTCATCAATATCTGACGCATCGTTGGCTGTATTGTCGGCTTGAGTTTTAAGTCCGCCCATTGATGCTGGTCGAGTAGCGGCCTGAACTAACTTGCCAATACCAAATCCTGCTAAGCCACCAACAACACCTTGACTAACTCTTTCTTCAAAAGTGTCTCCGGTAGCAATGCCATATCCGCCAGCTTCAATAGCACCTATTTTTCCCAAAGACTTTATCCCAGCCTTGCCTAGCCCTGCGGCAACACCAGCACCAGTAGGAATAGAAGCCACGGCTTCAAGCAAAAATGCCTCATCAGCAAGCTCAGGGTTTTTCTTTTTAAACGCACGCCGTTGAGCTACAGATCTATCTCGTATATCTGTGTATGTCTCCTCTGAGCTTATGCTTTTTGCTAAGGCAGTAACCTCGTCAGCCAGCCCAAAAGTAAGGCCTTGTACTGCTTCAGTAGCTAAACCCTTTGCCCTTTCGGCTCTGCGAGCAATTATGCGATCTGCAATAGAATTTGAGTCTGACATTTAAGTTGGACCTCCACGTCTTCCCTTTCTTTCATATTCTATTGATGGTTTACCTGCCCTAACAACTGCATTTCGCAACTCTCTTTCTGCCCTTATTCGAGCAATTTCTTGGTCAACACCGGTAGGATCATTTGGGTTAAGGCTTGAGTCTTTACTGTAAACATCATCAAGTAAATCTTGAAACTCTTCAGCTTCAAACTGTCTGTTTTGTTTTGCCTGTTGATACTCGGCGTATTTTTTAGGAAATTTTTCTTGAATATAGCTTTCAACAGCTTCTACTACTTCAACGCCTTTTAAGCCAGAAACAAGACCTTGAATCTCCTGTAGCTGATTTGGATCTGCAAGCAAGTCTTCTACTTTGTCAGAAAGGTCCTGCATAAAAAGCTTGCCCTCTAACTCAGCGTCACGAACCATAAAGTTTAAGGCCGTTTTTACTAAGGCGTTTGCTCTTGCTTCTGTAGGGACATCTAAAGGGCGAGTAGCTAAGTCCACTTTCTTTTTGATTTGAGCGTTAGCAAATACCGTATAAATCCTTCGAGCTTCAAAATCAGAAGCGCCACTTACTGGAATTTTTGCATCATTTAATTCTTTTTTTTCTTTTTCGTTTAGTGGTCGCCGCGATGCTTGAGCATCTAATACCTCAATTCTTTTAAGCTCTGCGTCTTGAATTTCTGATATAGCTGTTTTTACTGATTGGCCAAGCCCTTGATCTTCTGCTCGCTTGACTAAAGCATCCCAAGCCTCTGAATATGGCGTAACTGATCGAAGTTCCGCTAGCATTTCATTTTTACGAGCAGACCTTAGGGCTTCGTCTTTTGTAAGAGAGGCTATTTCCATGTCAATCTTTTGATTGTCTGCCGCGGCGACTAAAGACGCGTTAGATTTGAGAGAGTTAACCCTGCTTTGAATTGCTTGCTTTGCTCTAATTGCGGCATCTAATTTAATTTGACCTTCTGCGCTTGCATCACCTTGAAGGGTGGCAATTTGCTGATCTGCCTCAGCTAAAGACTGCTCTGCTCGCAACAAAGTATTAATGTCTCTTTGTTGGGCGGCGGGCTTTGCAACATCACGAAGCCCCTCAACCCTGCTAAGCTCTTGCAAAATCATATCTCGGCTTTGATCGCTTTGAGCCGCGCTTAACATCTCTGTTAGTCGAACTCTTTGATCCTCAAGACCTTTTACATTGCCAGTCTCTGCAATCCTGCTATTTGTATTCATCATGTTTACAAGAGATTCTTGCGTTGCTTTTGTCTCTTGCTCTTCTCTAATTCGCCCAGGCAATCCACCAAGGCTTCTAGCCGCAGTAAACAGGCCTTCTTGGTATGCAGGCTGTGTCATTGACTGCAAAAATGCTTGTGAAAACTTAGCCATGATTAGCCTCCGATTCCTAATAAACTTTTAATTCCTGAGCCTACATCGCCAAGGCCACCAACAATATCACCAAACAATCCACCTAAACTAGAACCGCCCCCGCTACTAGGAGCCGCTGTAGCCGCGCGTTGCTGGTTAATAAGCCCTGCTACAACATTGCTACCAATTCCACCCAGTAAATTAGCTCTGGCTTGCTCAGACAATAATTGAGCCTCAATGCCTGACAGTCCTGTTTCTGCAAACAAGCCAGTACCAAACTGTTGTCCCTGTTGAGCTAGCTCTTGTTGCATGATTCCCGGCATTGCCGCTTCTAACAATGCCTGCTGTGGCATGTAGCCTGACCCTAAGAATGTCTGACCAAGGGTGGCCTGCTGTGCCTGCTCTGCTTGAGCCTGTTGCATAGCGCTTAACATAGCTTGATTGCGAGACTCTTGTATTGCTGTCTGCTGAGCCATCAGTTCGGGAGTAGCGCCACCGTATGCCGCTGAGGACGTCCCTAATCGCCCCTGAGCCGCTAAACGCTCTTCCAGTGCTAGACGTTGCCGTTGCTCTTCAGGGCGTTGTGCGGCCCGTATACGCTCGAATACAGCTTGCTCGCGTGCTTGAGTAGGTTGAGCCGCCTGACCAAAGAACCCGCCGGCACCGCCCAATAGCTGTTGCTGTAGTGCTTGCTCTTGCGGTGATAGCTCCATCCCAACGCGTAAGCCATCTTCAGTTTGTCTCGCATTAAACATTGCTTGAGTTGGCGTTGTTACAGTAAATGGCCTGAACTCTGACTCTTGCTGTCCGCGCTCTGCAATACCCATAGCTTCTTGTTTGGCTTGAGAGCCAACGCTACTTAAGCGATCGTAAGCTTCTTTTGTTAACAAGCCTCCCGCTAATCCCATAAGCGCATCAGGAGAGTTAAGAACAGATTGTCCTGCATCCGCGAATCCACCAAAGATATCGCCTAATCCGCCAGCAATTTGACCAAAGCCGCCCGTACCACCTGAAGTTGCCGCGGCAAGAGCTTGAGGTATATTGGCATTGCCTAGCGTAGGTATATTAAGTCCCCCTCCCGCTAAACCGCCGCTTGTTCCGGTGTATCCCGGAATGTTTAAGCCACCATTTGACAATCCGCCACTAGTTCCAGTGTATCCGGGTATATTTAAATTCATAGCAATTTACCTATCAAAGCCATTACGTTAATTTCTTGTAGTGATAAGGGCGACCCATCAATTTCTGACTCAAGACCTACCTGAACACTGGTTCCGTATCCTGTCGTATTAAGACTACGCTGGTTAGTTAACTGTCCGCCTGTAAACTCAACCGTTGTATATTCGCTTTCACCGTAGAAACCCGTGATCTGGGTGCCTACCGTAAACTCTGCCGTAGCGTATGTGGTATCAAAGTCATACGCCCACTTCATAAACACCACAGAGTTGTTAGCGCCAACCAATGTTGGCTTGAGCTTCTTGAGGATCTTAATCCTTGAGCTGTCGCCAAACGTCAGACTTGGGCTGTAGTATGCGAAACGATAGCCATCGCCATTGTCGCTATAACCTGTGTACGTACTAATACCTGCTGTAGTGCCGACATACAACGTTCCGTTATCAAGCCTTGTAAACGCCGTAAAATTAGTAGAGGGCCATCGAGTCACACGGTACGAACCGTTTTCTAATGTGCCACGTACGTCAAAACAGTACGTTACATCCTGCCCTGTAAAGGTCAGCAGGTAAAAGCCCTCCTCTGGGCTGTATATAGACCTAAAGAACTCAGTCTCATTTTGCAGAGCCGCAATAATGTCCTTAGTAATGTTGCCTGACAGGCTACTGATTGGCATTGATTTTTCTTGTATTGTTCTGCCAAAACTTTTGAGTCCAGTGTGTGACAAGAACAACAAGTCAGTTCCTGTATATTGCACCGTGTCTCTATTAACACAACCAATGCCAGCCACAGTGTCTGCCAAAGCCATAGATGCAGGGGAAGTGGCTCCGTCGTAGACAATAATGCTGTGCTTGCCGAATATAATTAACGCATTGTTATGTGCCGCTAAAGCAACAATTTCATCGTATCCGTCAGGCCATACCTTAGAGATATCTATGTTGCCACTAGAGCCGCCCGTCCAGCTAATGCCGTCTAATAAATCAGACCAGTAAATAGTAGATTTGTTGGTACTGAAGTCTGCCGTCCAGAGCCTTCCGTAAGCCGCTAACACTTCGTTACCGTACATGGTACTAGCAACACCAGTAGCGTGTGTATGGTCGCTCATGGCTTGTACAGCGCCAGAGGTGTTGTCGTACACTAAAGGCTCAAAGCCTCGCTGAAACATATAGATGCGGCCGTTAAAATCTACAAGCTTCCAGTTGTCTGCGTTAATACTATAGCCAGCAGGAGTCTCATCTACTAATGTAGCTGTACCGCTAATAATTTTGTTATTACCAACAGAAAAAACCTTAGTGTTTCCGGCGTCATCTCTAAACTCTTTGATTGCTCTTAGTGAGCCAGAACCAAGAACAGTTTTATTGGTTGTAACGGCGGTATGGCCTTTGCGCGCGGCAATACGTCCGCGCTTATCAATCACAGCATTGTCTGCAATTTCAGCAAACGACGGGTCTTGAGCCAGTGGCGAGTCTTCGGTGTTAACACCTTTAAACGCCGGGGCTACAAGGTTAATGCTTTGCAGTTCTTGGGCCATATTAAATAGTCCTAAAGTACATCTCTTCTGGGTGCTTGGCCGCATCAATCGCTATTGCGTCTGATAGATACTGGTTAGCAATTTGGAAGTATTCTGCTGTAGATGTTCCGCCTGTCTCTCCTCGCTCACGCGCAAGTAACGCTACCGCCAGATGAATAACGGGTTGAGCAGGAATAAGTAGTGAATCAGTGTTAGCTGATAAATCTACCTGCCGCTTAGTAACGTCAAAACGCAGGTTGTATACGCCATCAGGCGTAGGACCAACTAACACTTGCGTGTCGCCGCTAGAATCTAAACCGTTATAAGTGTAGTACTGAGGTGCACCTTCTGATGTGCTAGCTATATACAGTGCATTGTTAAACCAATCCTTAGACTGGTAGCTCATAAAGCAATTTTGAGTGTCATTTAAAACCGACATGACTTTTACGTTATCGCTACCACCCGTTAGCGAATAGGTATTGTCCGATGCAGTTGTAGAGATTGTGATTGTCTCTCGCAGTGCAGACCAGTCAGCCGCTTGACCAACTAATGTTTTTGCATCGTTAATAAAGTCGCCAACCATCTTAATGTAAGCAGTGCTTGTAACGGATGTAGTCTCTTCCTCTCGAAGACGACGCAATACGCTATTCATTAGGTTTAAATATGTCATGCGTTTCTAGCGCCTCCAGTAAACATTCCTATTCGTAGTGGTTGAGCAAGCTTACGCCGTGTCAGTCCCTGACGGAATGGGTCAAAATTAACAGGCTGTATCGGTGTGGCCGCGGCTATTTGACCTGGCATCATTGCTTGTTGTGCCGCAAGACCCATTAATCCAGCGCCAAGCCCTTGGCCTAATCCGGCTATTCCTTCTCCAAGACCTCCAAGCCCCTCTCCAACTGTTTCGCCCAATCCTCCAAAACCCGTTTCTAATTGAGTTTTAATATTTTCGGATAGCCCTTGAATGTTTTCTCCAAGACTAGTATTAGCGCCTTCAATAGAAGTTACTACTGTCTTTATGTCGGTTCCCATGTTGGTTGCTAGACTGCTTAAGCCTTTAAGGACACTTGCTTCTAGCTCTGTAATATCCCCGCCAACACCAGTTCCTAGCTTAACAATAGCATTCTCGATATCTGTAGTTTGCACTCCTAAAGAGTCAGCAAGACTTTTAACCCCCTCATTTACCGCGGTTTTTACTCCGCCTACTGCTTGACCAACATCGCTAATGCCCTCTTCAAGACCAGTAATTCCTTCTCCAAGTCCCGTTCCAAGCGTTGTAACTGAATCAACTACAGACTTAATGTCTAAGCCTAGGCTAGTGGAAAGATCGCCCATTCCTTTAAGAATTTCTACTTCAAGATCGGTAAGGTCTTTCCCCGTTGTAGTTCCAAGATTAGAGACGGCTTTAACCAAAGCCTCTGTTGATAAGCCAAGGCTTTCAGCAAGACCTTTAATTCCTGTTTGAACACCGGTAACTCCTGTACCAATGTCAGTAAGCTGTCCTCCTAAACCTTTAATGTCTTCAGAAATGCCTTCTTCAAGACCTGTAACAGACTTGACCACATCTCCAATATCAACACCTAAATTTTCAGAAAGATCTCCCAGTCCTTTAAGAATGCCAGACTCTAATTCAGTAAGATCCTTTCCGGTTGTAGTCCCAAGTTCAGACACCGCTTTAACCAAAGCATCAGTTGAGAGTCCTAAGCTTTCGGCAAGATCTTTAATTCCTTTATCTACGCCGCCAATTCCTGTGCCAATACCGGTAAGTTGCTCTCCTAAATCTTTAATACCATCTGCAACGCCTTCTTCAAGACCTGTGACGGACTCAACAACATCCCCAATATCTGTACCAAAGTCTTTTGAAAGATCGCCAAGCCCTTTAAGAATTTCAGACTGTAAGCTGGTAAGGTCTTTCCCAGTAGAATCGCCAAGATTAGATATTGCTTTAATTAAGCCATCCGTAGACAACCCTAGGCTTTCTGCTAAATCATCAATTCCGCCTTTAACTCCGGCAATATCCGTAGTTATGCCTTTAAAATCCCCGCTTAACTGAGTGGCAACTTGCTCTGCGGTTAATCCTTCAGGAATTCCAGCAACAATGTTTTTTACATCTTTAACAGTTGCGGAAGGGGGAATAGTTATTGCGCCTGAAATTTGTTCTAGTTGATCTTCTGTAAATCCATAGTTAGACAAAATGTCGCGAACGTCACTGGGGCTTGCAACATCAAGGCCGCCTACAGCTTCTTTAATATCTTTTACGGCAGAATCTAAATCCTCACCAACAACAATGCCTTCTAAAGCATTTGCTAAATCAAGCCTATTTATATTTTCAGGCAAAGCGCCAACAATCTGATTAATTTGGCTTTCAGTAAACGAAAATCCAGACAGTGCATCTTCTACATCTTTAGGGCTGGCAATAGCCACTTGCCCAATAGCGGTTTCAAATAAATTTTTAATTTGGCTTGTAGTAATTTCTTCAGGGAATTCAATTCCTTTAATAGCCTCGCCAACAATTTTAGTAATCTGATCCGACGTTACACCTAAAGGTATTCTTTCGATTTCACCTTTAAGAATTTCTTCTATTTGCTTGGTCGTTATGCCTTCTGGAAATTTAATTCCCTCGACAGCGCTATCAATTATCCTGCGTATTTCTTCTGGATCTGCGTCACGACCCGGCTCGCCTCTTGGTCCTTGCTCACCCCGTTCACCGTCTGCACCGTCTATTCCATCAGTACCATCAGTGCCGTCTACTCCATCTCTGCCGTCAGTACCATCAGTGCCGTCAATGCCATCTGTTCCGTCTTGACCCGGATCTCCTCTTTCTCCATCTAAACCATCTAAACCATCTAAACCATCAATTCCGTCTATCCCATCTACGCCATCAACTCCATCCCGACCCGGGTCTCCGTCTATCCCATCTATCCCGTCTCTGCCAGGATCTCCAGCTTGGCCATCAACACCATCGATACCATCGATACCATCTACGCCATCAATCCCGTCTATCCCATCTACGCCATCAATCCCGTCTATCCCATCTACGCCATCACGCCCATCAACAGGAGCAGGTGCAGGGGTAGGCGCAGGCTCTGGAAAGTACTCGGGGAACATGCCAGTTGTAATTGGGTTTTCTGTGTCTGTAGGCGCAGGAGTAGGCGGAGGAGTTGCTCCGGCTTGACCGTCATCTGACGGGGGCTGTTCTGTAGGAGTAGGAGGCTCTACAGGCTCTGGCTCAGGCGGTGGTTCTGGGACTACCTCTGGTTCAAACTCGTAATCTTCTGCCTCAAACTCCATACTTGATTCTAAAGGAGTATCTGGAGTTTCTTCAGGGGTTACTGCCGCAAGTCGAGCTTCTTCTGTTTCAAAAACTTCCCCTTGCTCTACCTCTTCCCATGTTTCTTCTAAGGCGTCGTAATAGTTATTACTTTGTGTATTTTCTAAAACTATGTCGGCCATCTGCCTTCCGGCTCCACCGGGAAGTGACCCACCATTTGCAAAGTGAGAGTCAAGCCAAGACATAGTATTGCCTTCTAAGTTAACTCTTCCGCTAGCATCAGCATTTACTTCACCCTGATATTTAACAAGGTTTGTTCCGTCAGTTAAATAGTAGCCGTCACCTTCAACATCAACTAAATAATATTCGCCGTTTATTGACCCCGGCTCTAAACCTACGTGATAAGCAAGGTATGTGTCGTCAATGCTCATTGCGCCGTATTGATTTAATTGAGTTCCATCAGCAAGCATTTGTTCTGCGCGAGACCCAGTAACCCCGTCTTCTGGATAAATAATCTGACCTTCAGGACCAACAACCTCTGTTGTATCTGCTCTAAGATCTGCCGTTGTGTCTTCTAACTCAGATCCTGCCGCGTCTACTGTACTTTCTCCGGGAACACTAAAGTCTGGTGTTGGCTCTGGGGCGTACATTTCATTAAGGCTGTCAGAAATTCGTTGCAAAGAAGCCGTCATTGCTTCTGACTGTTGCGTTGCAAGAGCTTCGTTAACAGTGTTTTCCATGTTTCTTAGGACTTCTTCTTCAGCGTCTGCGCCAACTGATTGTCCTAACCGTAATGCCTCTAACCGTTGCTCTTCTGTTACTGGCTGACCTGCTTTTATAGCGTCTTGAATTGGGCCCATTATAAAATTAGCAAGCTCTTGTGCGCCGGTCATTACACCAGACGCAACAATTTGATCCATGTCTAAACTACCGTCAAACACTCCCTGCCGTATCGCAGTCATGCCCATAGCGTTTAAAACATTGTCTACTTCTTCTATGCCTGTTATGGCGGTAACGTCAAAGCCTAGCTGGTCGTTTAGATTTTTAAGAACTTCAGGCGACATAACTTGACTAAGAGCCTGTCCTAGCCCTGCTGTCGCGGCTGTTTGCAACAATTGATCTGGGTCAATACTGCCTGTAGTAACTGCCTGTGTAATTGCATTGCTTAAAGTTGCAGATCCAACGGTGCCTAAAGCTGGGGCTACTGCGGCTACAGCGGCTCCTGTACCTACCGTCAAAGCAGTAACCATTGCCATCTTAACGTAGTCAGTAAGACCAGCATGATCTTCGTTAACAGTCTTTACATAGGCAGAACCGTTCCACCGAAACTTGTCACCCGTCTCACTGTAAACAGTATCGCTAACGCCGTACTTTTTTAGCAGTGCCTGGTTAGCTTCTGAGTTAACCCAATTGTTATAGGCGGCAGATTGATTTTGTGTGCGCTCTCCAAACAACTCTTCATACGTAGATGACGCATCGTCACCGTACTGAGTTAGATCCTCACCCTCAAGGATCATTAGATCGTCTTCAGACAAGCTACCTGTGTACTCGTCCCAGTTACCTACGTCGTAATCGCCAGCCTGAATTAATTCTTCACGCTCAGTCATGTAAGCAAGGTAGTTATCAAAGTCGCCAAAGACTTCAGGCAGACGGTTTACAGTGTCGCCCTCAAAGTATGCTCGTAGCTCTGCTTCGGTTACTTGCTCTGCCTCTCGACTTCCGTACAAAGAAGTTGGACTAGCATCGCCACGCTCTGCGCCTTCAAAGAATGTAAAGGTCATTTCAGCGGGAGCTTCTGGCTCACCCTTAACGTCCTGCATAGGCTTAATACCGCCTGTCTCAGGCGCAGGGGCTGGAGCATCAGTACCAGTCTCTTCTGTTACACCACCAACAGGACCGCCATTAGGATCAAAGCCGCCAGTTTCTCCAGCAGGTGCTTTAGTAGGATCAGTAGTAGGAGTGCCTGTGGGTAATGTCTCAGTAGGCGTAGTAGTTTTAGTAGTGGGCGCAGGCTTAGTCAGCATTCCTTCAGCCCTTTCAGGACTTACAGGTACGTACCCAATAGGAGTATGCTCAACAAGCTGTCCGTTTATTTCTAAAATATCACCGTACGCCATATTACTTCTTCCAGTTAGCCAGGCCGCGAAGGCCAAACGATGCCGCTACAGCCGCACCCAAGAAACCTTTGTACCACTCAGGCATAGCGTTGAGTGCTTCAAAGCCCGACATTACTACAGGAACCATGCTAGGAAAGAACGCAAGAATACATGGGA